GGGTACTTAGCTCCGCTCCTATTGATGACGTTGTTCTGCATATTAGTGGGTGGAACCCAACTGATTAAGAACCTTCCCCTCGGGTCAGGACTCCATATCACTCGGCTATCTTTTTCACCATCCTTCCAATGAAATGTTCCACGTGAAACATTATGCGCCTGAATCTGTGAATCATTGTAGTCAATCTGATGATATATCTTGGTCAGGTTAAATAGCGCCTGCTTGCTCTCATCCCTAAAGGCGTGGCTTTCGGTACGAGGGAACTGCCGGTAAAACTCATTGAGCGCATCGGCATCGTTTTTAAGCGACTCAACCTCAGCCTCCCAATAGTCAATGGCTCCGTTGCGGATAGTGCCGCCATCTACCCCTCTTATAGACTCAGTAGGCTTACGTAGCACCGACATCCCATAGATGTCGATGAACCCTTCCATATTCCATTCCATAGGAATAAACAAAGAATATAGTCCGCTTTTAGTTTGTCCATTAGCGTTTCGACTATCCAATGCCGAATCTTCGTACAATTTCTTATAGTTATCGCCACCCTTGCTTAGTGCATTGGAAGTGGAGCCCATCATACACTTACCGATAATCTTGCTACCTACCCTAAGACAGGTCTTGGTTACCCTCCAATTGTTCAGTATATTGTTTGGCTTTACCCACTTTGCGCTCTCATCGTGCGCAAGAAACAGCAGCTTTTCACCGTCATAAGAGTTCTCCTCAGTGTTCTTCCAATCTATCGTGGTATCGAGACCATCTACAGTCTGAGCATCAGACTGCGACATATTCTTCTTTGTAATCTTAGAAGCCGGTACACGGTAGGCAAGCTCAGTCTTTGGCTTGTCCATTCCATCCATTACCGGACGGAAGAAGAATGGCAGCCTGCTGTTAATGGGTACAACCTTATCGGTAAACATCTTCTTGGCATCAGCACCCGTCTTAGACAGGATACCAACCCTTGAATCCCTTGCAAGCGTGGCTATGTTTACGCACTCTGAGGATGCCATAAAGGAGAATCCTGAACGCCTGATCTTGAGGTATATCATCCCAAAGCACCGGTGGTCAGCCTTACAAGCCTCCCAAAATATAAAGAAGATACGGTTGGCTTCCCTGAAGTCAGGATAGCCTACGTCAATACTTGACCATTGTAAGTACATATAGTGAGCCCCCGTTATGTAGGTAGGTGTGCCGTTATTCATAAACCACATACCCCCTTCCCGGTAATCAAACTCCTGTTCAATGTAATCTACCCACCGGTTCTTAAACTCGGTAGGCATATCGTTCCATTGGAATATAGACTGAATCTTGGCGAGCTCCTTGGGTAAATCTCTGCGCTCCCAATACTGCTCAGCCTTAGAGTTGTGTCTTTGAAGACACTCTTTAGGCGTTGCCGGTAGGGCAATAACTAACCCTGCGATATTGATAATCTCCCCAATCTGTCCCGTCTTGGAGATGACCACCATATCGTACTGCTCATTGTAACCATACTTCCAAGACCGAACTCCGTTCTTTTTGGATATGGCGTTCTGAGGCACATAGTCGTTAACGACCCGATATAGACCTTCGTTCTGCAAATCCTTGTTTTGTATCTACTCTATTTGTTCCACTCTCAAGCATCTCAAGTGCTTCTCTCTCTGCCTCGATTCGGTTAAGAATCTCAAAGGCATCGAAGATGGCAAGCTTCTTGGTAGCTGCTGCGTTCTTCAGCCTGTCTGCCGCAAGCTCATCATCAGGATCAGGCTTGATAATCTCCTCCTTAGCCACCTTGATGAGCTGCTCTACGGCTTGATGACCGGCTTCAATAATTTTTAATTTAATGTCCTTCATTACTTCTCTCTTAAAAATGCGACCTGAATTAGACGAGAATTATCGTCTTGCCCAAAGTTCTCAAAAATATTTCTACTATGCGGAACCTTTGACTCAAATACAACCATACGGTTAAACTTTGAGTACATAACGCAAACCTTACGACCATCATCGTCATAGATGGTAGTGCCATCATCGTCAGGATGCGTATGGCTCAAATACAGGATAGCTGTAATGTCGCCCATCATCTCATCCGTATGGATGAAGTTTGGCTCCTCCTGACCTTCAGGAGACCTACGTACAAAGTTCCAAGCTACCTCATAGGTTGGACCGACAAAGTCAATTACCATTTGCGCAAACTCATCATCGTGGTCACGAGGCTGAATATTTTGAAACACATTGACACCATCGTAGATGTCTACGAAATCGTTATCGAGTATGTCAGACACGTAGCCAATAGGTTCGTGGATAACATTATCCATTATGATCAGGTTCATAGTACTATGGTTATTTGGTGGTCATACATTCTATATAGCTTCTCTCCGTCTACCTCAAATTCATATTCGCTATCAGGCTTAAAGCAAACCTTGTCTCCCTGACGCACACCCTGTTCTATAAGGTAAGCGTTAGGGTAGACCATCTCACCCATAAGGGGCTCGTTGGTAAACGGCTTTTTGATATAAGACTCAGTAGCCGGTATGGGCTTGACAAAGCAATACCTGTCGTAGGTATGCCATTTGCCATCTTGCTTGTACAGAAAGAACTGATCTTCGTCTATCAAGAATACGTCATCACGAAAAAATGATCGACCGCTTTTTTGGCGACCTCTCATATCATTATAGAACTTAAAGACGTTGTGATGCACGAGAAGTGTATCACCTTTTCTGATTGGACCATCGTACTTATAGGGGATCTCCTCAACAATGGCATACCGGTTAGAGAACTTGTGGTCCTCCTCCGATGTGTTGACGATAAGGTCAATACCACCTACTTGCTTGGTATTAGAATACCTTGTCCCTGCCTGTGGCTTTACAATGAAGTTAAATGGGGATTGCATTAGTAGTGAATATTGTACTCAATGGATACAGGAATAGTGTGGCTAAACTCTTTCCACAACATCACCTCACTTTTATCGTTGATGATATATATTTTTATTGAACCTGTTTGAGGCTCAAACTTTATGAGGTGTATCTTATGCGTATTATCAAGTATGTCCTGTCCTACAAGGTAGTGCATAGCGCCATTCTTGTAGTCGGGACCTATTGATATTTTCCTTATATCCATATTTAATTAAATTTAATTTCATTAGAAGAACTATTAGTACACTACTCCCAACTGCCCTGTACCCGTAATACGGTACACTCGCCCTACAACCAACCCCCCTGCAATAGCTGCAGCATTGTTTGGATATACAGGTACATTTGGTAATGGCAGAGCGAGAATGTCGCCTACTGTAAAGTTCTTGGTTTTGTTCTGATCTTCAGCGTCAGTACCAATGAGTTTGTCGTTGTACGTTACGTTGTTGTCTGTTGCGTAGGAATTAATGTTTGGCATTTTATTTAATTTTTATATACAGTCTCCTGATGTTGTACAAGAACCTCCTAATGATTGTAATGAAAAAGATGGAGTAGCTGTATCACCGCATCCCGATCCATAACTAACAGTATAGTTAGTATGTTGACCGTCTTGTATACAGAGGTATATTGATCCTCCTGCAGGACAGAGATTACAAACAAGACCACTTTGACAATCATAGAAGCTAATTGAGATGTCATAGCTGTCCTCATTGTTGTAAAGAATAAAGCAAGTACAAGTAACAGGGCAAGCTGTAAGATTACCTACAACAGAGTTACCCCCTGCGTAAGTAAATGTATACTTGTTGTTGCCTCCTCCAATATTTGTCCTATAGTACTGACCACAGCCCCCCTCGTCTCCGTACCAAGCCGCATCACAAGCTGAGTCATAAAACAGTTTCATCCCGTTTTGAAAAGTTGATACAGGACTATAGAGTGTTATTGAAAGTGTATTACTACAAGCAGCAGTAGCATTTGCTGCACCTCCTTCGATATAGAAACCATCATAATAACAAGCCTCTTCGTAATAAATAGTATAGGCATAACTTATCGGTCTCAGATTGCTTCTAACCACAAGCTGATTGCTTGCTTTGTTTGCAAACGGAGCATAAGATGTATCAAGATACACCTTTGCATCTGCATCAGCCTTTGTAATCTGCTCGTTACTGTCAGGTATAGCTGCTTTTTGAACAAAATAGCCATTGGCTACAGCATCGGCTAAGTTGCTGAAAGATACAGTCTGATTATTTGCTACAGTTGCCCAAGACATAATTAATTAGGAGTTACCCAAGGAAGAGGAAGTGATACCTGCGTTGGGTTGATTAATAAATTAATGCTCTCTTGAAGGCTTGCATCAATAGTCGGAACATCAAGACCTGCATTCAACCACGCAATAACATCATCCTCTGTGAGGTCAGCATAAGGAATGAAATCAGCAGGATCAGGAGCAGGAACAGACAAAGCTCCAAAGGTGTCTGTAAAATAAGTTTTGTCATCAACTATCTCTGTTGCATTTCTTCTCCAATTTACTTGGAATACAACATCAGTTAAGTTGTCGGGAGTGGTGGGGTATTCAATCATTGATGAAATTACCCAATTGTAAACAGTTGCCATTTTATTTGTTTTTAAGTTGTTCTTTTAATTCTCTAACTTCTTTTTCAAGCGCAGCAATCTTTGCTGTATGCACCTGAGTATATGATAAATTTAGTAAACCTTTCTCATCTTTATGTATTGCACTTGGAAGTATTTGTTCAAAATCCTGTGCAAAGTATCCAAGCTCTTGCACTCCATTCTTCTCATAATACCTTGCTTCTACATCTGCTATAAGCAAGTAGTCTATGCTGTTATTCAACAGTTTCTTTATTCTACTATCAGAAGATTCAAAGAAAGAAGTTGCTGTACAACTTCCTGTGAATGTAGCATTACCGTTATTAGCAAATATTGCTGTTGCAGCACCGCTCGTTGGGTTAAATGTAATTGAAGCATCTGCAACATTATAGTTTAACGAACGAGGGTTTCCACTTGCATTATTCTTAAATATAATTTGGGAATCTGAAGCACCTGTTTCAATTCTGAGATAACCCGTAGTAAATAAGTTG